TTTGGATTGCAATATGTAATTTAAGAGAGCATGAGTTGACCTACTCAAATATTAAACGTAAAGTTAGTCAACTTTTTGGATGGAAAATGAATACTGCAAGTCTAAGTCGAAACATGAATTATCTTACAAAGGGTGTTAAGCGGTTATGGGATACAAGTTATGAACACCCTAAAGGTACTGGTGCTCGATTTAATTTAATACGCTTAGTTAAAAATGAGCATGACGAGAGAAGTAACACCATTAAGTTTACACAAAATGGCATGAGATTGCGAAGAATATTTTTAGAAACTATTGAATCTAAGGAGGAAAAATGAAAAATGCAAAAAGAATATTAGAAAAATTTTGTGATGTTTGGAAACAGGATATTTACGAAAGCAACAAATCAATTTGGACCCAAAAAGATGATAATGATGTTAATGAGATAATAAAAGTTTTAGACAAAGAATTATTAAATCAACAAGCGAGTGAGCAGACGGGATAATATGAAAGTTTTGGGGAACAGGGAGTTATCCCGAACCCCACTAGCAAAAATAGGGAGTTATTCCAAATTTGCTAGTAATTACGGCTTGGGTAATGCCGAAGGACTATTACACCATGAAATATTTCATGGAACCAAGAGTCCTAAACTACCCACTTACTGAGGTTCGGATTAGGACAGCGACTAATCCGGCATAAAAGCATGAGTAATAAGCCGTAGCCCTCTTTTAGCTAAGGTAAGGTGATAGCTCGTAGCTCATGCCCAAGTAAGTTGGTCAAGCCATAAAGGCTAATTGAGTAAGTTTGAACAAACTGAACATTTTGGCGTGGGAGATATCCCTATGGCTTGACCTTTTATTACACACTTATAACGTCTTTAATGAATTTCAAAAAACAATTATCAATAATTGAAAGTATAATTTCAGGTGATGAGATTGATATTAGGATGGATTGCCCGTTCTGTAATAATCAAAATACGCTAACAATAAAAAAAAGTCAAAGTAAGCTTATGTGGTATTGCTTTCATGCCTCCTGTAATGCAAGAGGGACCACACAAAAAGAAATGACTATAAAAGATGTTGAATCACAACTACTATCAGAAAATACAGAAAATAAAAAGAGATTTAAAATTCCAGAGCATTTTGTTACTGTGTTGTCAACGGAAAAATGCCTTGAATACATGAAAAAAAATAATTGCATGAAGGCCTACAATAGAGGCTTTGTTGATATGAAATATGACGTAAAACAGCACAGGATTGTATTTTTAATAAAAAAAAGAAAGGAAATTATCGGGGCCGTTGGGAGAGGGTTAAATTCTGAGGTCTACCCCAAATGGTTTATGTACGGAGAAAAAAGCTATCCCTTTATGTGTGGCAATGATGATACCGGAGTGCTTGTTGAGGATTGTGCTAGTGCTTGTGCTGTATCTCACTTATATTGTGGTATTGCCTTAATGGGTACGAGTTTACCGGAGAGCTACATACCGATAATAAAAGAAAGATTTAAAAAAATTATAGTAGCATTGGATAGAGACGCAACAGTTAAGGCTTTTGATATTGCCAATAAATTAAGATATTACATAAATACTGAGGTTAAAATGCTCGATGAGGATTTAAAATATTATAACGAAAAACAGCTAGACGTAATGTTTAAAAAAAAGATAATGGAGTTGCTAGAGAAAAACACCTTGACAAATTTTTAATAAGTGGTAAAAGTAATAATGACCAAAAATAGTACAGAGACTAGAGGCTCTCCTTCCCAATATAGACATTTTCAAAAAAAGAAAAAAGATTGTGTTTTAAAGTCTTGTATAACTTGTAGCAAACATTTTTACTCAGACGGGCCATTCAATCGTATGTGTAATGGGTGTAAAAGAAGACTATAATGGCTAGATATAAACCTTTGCCGGATAATCTTACAATAAAAAAATCTCCCATTGAGGGTCTTGGCCTTTTTGCTACGAAGGATATAGAAATAGGCGAAAATTTAGGAGTTTCCCATATTAAACTTGAAGGAAAACAAACCTTACAAAATTCAGTATATTATAATGACGGAGAAGTTATTAGAACTCCGTTAGGGGGATTTATTAATCATGCTTCAATTCCTAATTGTAAAAAAATTATAGGGTTTGGGACGGATAAATTTAAAACTTTTGAGTTAGTAACCAGAAGACATATCTATAAAGGGGACGAACTTACATTAAAGTATAGTCTTTATAAAATATAAAAGAATGCAACACAAACATTTAATAGTAAAAGCAAAAATAGAAAATCCCCCCCAAAGAAATGATGTGGGAATTATGGAATCATGGCTAATTAGGTTTGTGAAATCTAATGGAATGAAAATTCAAAGGAAACCTATTTTATCTTATGTTTTAGATAGAGGTAATAGGGGATTAACAGGGTGTTGTCTAATAAAAACAAGTCATGTATCATTTCATGTATGGGATGAGCAAGACCCTGCATTGATTCAATTTGATTTTTATACTTGCGGAGAACTTGACGTAAGCAATACTATAGACTGTTTACATAATCAATTTAAATTAATTTCGTGGGAGTATATGATTCTTGATAGAGCCTTAAAAGTAGAGGATTGGACTATTGCAACCTCAACAGAAGATTTATCTCATATATCGTCCACATTACAACCAAAAGAAGAGGTAAAAATGACACAAAATTTAAGCGACCTTCCAGTTTGGGCGAGGCGTAGGCTCATCAATGCTGAGGCAGAAATAAAAAACTTAGAACAAATAGAAAACGACCATCAAAAAGTTAATGGTAGACTGAGACAACTGAATCAAAATCTAGTCAACGTAAATGAGGTATATATAAATAAAATAGTTGAGTTAGAAAGAAAAGTAAAAGATGAGCAAGGCAGTATTAAAGAAAAAAAAGCACAAAGGACGTAGAAAAGTTGGCTCTAAAAAGAGGCGTAATAGAAGACGTATCCGTTTAGGCTTACGAATAAAAAGAAAAGGGAAGAGAAAAAAGAAATGAAATTTAACAACTTTGTATTAACTTTAAGTTTGTTACTAACACTATTGGCGGTTATAGTGCTTTTGCTTACTGGGTGTACTCAAACAAAATATGAAGAAACTAAACAATGGACTTTAGCAAAAAATATTCCTAATTCTGAAATAAACGAAATTCAAGAAAAAACTGATAAACAAAAGGAACGTGAAAATAAAATTGCGTGTATTAAACTTCAACCGGAGTGCAAAAAAAAATGAGACCATTTGAACCAAAAGAAAATAGACGTATGGGCATAACAGAAAGACTTATATTTAAAGGTAATAAACATTATGTTTATTTTGGCTATATATTGGAGGACAATTTCCCAACATTGCGAATAATTAAAATATTTGGTGGTGGGAAAAATGGTACAGATTATTGTGCTTTTATGAATGTTATAGATTTACATATGTCAAAATTATTACAATTTTTTAGACATCCATATGATGCCATAAAGGATATGGCAGATGATGAACCAAGACGTTCTGATAAATCACCTATGACTATTCAAGGGTATATCTGTGATAAAATTATTGAAGACCCCAAAAAATACTATGTTTTTAATACCACACCTAAAATTAAATGATAAAAAAAACATACCGCAGGGGCCCCGCACTCTCTAAATAAAAAAAAGAAGTAATAAAAGTGAATAAAAAATTTGACATTGATTTAAAATATGGCCAAGTTAGAGAAAAACAAGTATCTAACATATTTGCAAATAAAAAAATAGAAATTAAAACAGAGAGAGATTGGTGGGATAAAACTGGTAACATAGCTTTAGAATATGAATGTAATGGAAAACCTAGCGGTATCAGTGCTACAAAATCTGACTATTGGATACATATATTGGCTAAAGGCCAGAAAAATCATTGCATGATTGTTTTTGAGGTATCCAGATTAAAAAAAATTGTAAAAAAATATAAGGATACGCACACACGAATGGTTGGCGATGGCAAGCGCTCTAAATGCGTTATACTGCCAATAAAAAAAATTTTTGAAAAAGCTACAATTGAAATAGTATGATTGAAAAACAGCTTATAAATTTATTGCTAGAAAAAGACTTTTATGAAAAGAATAAAGGTCGTGTTTCTAAAACAATGTTCACTAATGGTACAGGCAATTTATATGATACAATTATAAAAGCGCATGAACAGTCGGATGGAAATTTAAGTATTGATGAGGTTGCAACTTTGCATACCGATGTTTATAACCCTGCGTTGACGAGAGTTGCCAAGGAGAATTTTATTAACTTGCTTGAAGATATAAAAAAAGAAAAACCAAATAAAAAAATTGCTAGTACAATATTAGAATCTTTATATAGACAAAATATAGCAAAAAAAATAGCTGTTATTTCTACTGAACTATATAATAATACACGTGA